GAGTGTAGCCCTTGGTCTAGGACATCAGGTTGTGGCATCTCATCTCCCCTTTAACTAATCAGACCGATTGAACGGGCCTTAGCGGTTACGGTGATCTGGCCTGCGGTCAAGGTGGACTCAACCCTAACGTATGGGTAGGCAATGTTCGAGTAGCTCATCATAGTTGACCCAGCGGCGGCGAGCGTTGAACCTGCTACGTCGAAGTAGTTTGAGCCATCTATTGAAACCTCAAGGTGAACATCAAGGCCCGCTATGGCCGTGGGCTTTAGCGAGTTAGTGCCGCTGCCATCGGCAGCAATGTTGATCTTAGTGCCTGCAATAGCATTGGCCCGGCTTGTGGATAGGGCAATGGTGCTGGCATCAACGACGGACACATAGTAGTTAGTCGTATTGTCCAGCCCAGTAGGCAGCGCTCCCGTGGTGGTGGCAGTCACGAGCAGGCCGGTCTTATAACCGTGAGAAGAAATGTTGATCGTGTCGGCGGTGGCCGAGACATCTGTGCTCGCAAAGTCTTTCGTTGCCGGACCGTCATTGGTCACCGACAGGTAAACCGAATAATGGTTCATGTACTCCTGGTAGTGTGCCGAGGATACTGTCCCAGCAGCGTGTGACACCGCGTCCCAGCATGTAGTCGATCCAATGTCTGCTCTCATATTAACTCCTAGTTTTTAGAAAACCCTTCGCCCTTGTTGTCCTCAATAAACTGCTCGATTGGCTTACTGCCGACCTTCTTATCGGGTGTAAACTCCTCAAACTTAGTGATCGGTATTAACGTGGAGCGGCAATTGAAGTGCATAGGCGGCACGGGTTCATCTCCTGCTTTGAATATCTTCCCGTGAAGTCCTGCACATATGTCAGAGGTGCGGTCATCCATGAGGGCCGAGTACTGGTAGGCGGCCACGATGCCCGTTGCTTCAAACTCCTCGATACGCGCTCTGTTCATGACCTCTGTTAGCTTGGTGCGGGAGTACCTTTCGATACTCACCTCGGATAAGTCTTGGAGGCTTTCGTCAAGATTGGTGAGCACCGACGAAAGGGGCCGTCCGTCCTTGATGGCCGCTGCGAGCTCTGTTCGGGTGTTCTTAGTGATCTGGTATTCCCAGTCACCAACGTACCTGAATGTCTCGGCGTCGAGGAATTCGAGAAACTTATCCGATGGTAAAGGTTTAGAAAACTTCTGCTTCAACAACTCCGCCCTGGCTAACGCCTTCTGATCTAAGTACGACTGGCGGAAGTATTTGATGAGCACCAACTGGAGCTTCTTTAAGTACTTGAGCTTTAGCGTGTCCATGCGGTCATGGTGTTGCAGGACGTTCTTCTTAGCCAGCTGGTCTTTAAGATCCTCAAGGATCTCATCAACCACCGGCTTGCACTGGGCGAGGATAGTTTTCTGGCCCGAGTCTAATGTCGCAGCCAGTGCTTTGAAGTCAACGCGGGCGCTAAAATCCCCTTCGGTTTTCTTGTACACCCCGAAGTGCCCAAGGTCTGAGAACTTGGCGTCAGTGGCTTTATCATCCTTGGGTTCTTCTTTGCCTGCCGCTGGCGCTGGCTCTTTGCCATCATTAGGCTTTTCTTCTTGCTTACCTTCTTCACCAGGCTTTGCTCCATTCATCGGATCGGCTGGGTTCATCGGTAGCCCAGTGTTGGGATCGATCAACCCTGGTGAGCCACCGGCGGAGCCAGCACCAATCCACTCGATCTCATCCTCGTCACTTAAGGGGAACTTGATCAGGTCTTTAAAGTGGTTGATCTCTTGAATGGTGGGCTTATATATCTTGCCCTTCACTAGCTCTAAATACTTCTGGGCAAAGTCCATCGCCTTGTCATCAGAGATCGGGTTAAGTACGAACTTCGGGTACTCCTCCATGATGCCATAGTTCCACACGCATAAGGGCTGGATGATGTGCTTGTTCACCAGGCGCTCAAGTGCGCGGCGCCTTCTAAGGATGTGCTTATAGAACACCCCGATCTGTGACTGTCCTAAGGATAAAGACCCGCCACCAGTGTCGGAGCCTTGAAACCCTAACAGGTCAGGGATGCACAAGGCCCTGCCGATGAACATATTAAATAGGTTGATGCCTTTGGTGTACGCCTCGCCATTGCCTTCAGCCTTCAGGAACTCAATTGAAAAGTCCTCAGGGATGGTCAGTGCAGTCTTAGCTTGAAAGTTCTTAATAGCGTTATGGACCTCAAGCACTCGGGCATTGGGCACGTTCTTATTGTACTTCGCCACGGGTATGGGGCCTGCGGCCTTCTCTAGGAAAATGGCATAGAACCTAACGATGTGCCGCTTGGCCATCCATGCCTCATACGCAGCCCTTAAATCCGACTTCCCGTAAGGGTTATCATGGCGCCCTTGGTTGATGTAGTGAATAAGAGACTTAGGATTTACGTTGAGCGTACCTTTGATGGTGTGCTGCTCATACTTTTCCACATTCCCGAACTCGTCGGTGTGGATAAGCCAGGAGTTCGGGTAGCGGGTCTTGAGGTTTCTTAAGGCTAAAGTGCCATCGTCTTTGATCTTGAATATCTTTTCAGTGAGGGCGAAACCTTTGGTGTAGGCGGTGTCGATCATTTCCTCAAGCATGTCGTCGAATGACGCCTCTGGTTCTTCTTCAAGGTCACAGAAGATGGCGTCGGCACATTCCTGGTGATCTTCCTTCTCAGTAACGATAGTCCACCCGGAGCCGATTACGAGGTCACGCTTTAGCTGCATCGCGATTGAAACCTGATCGTCTACTTCCATCTCCTCGTAGATGTCATAGTTGCTGGTCTTGAAGTAAAGGTCGTCAGGGTTGTAGGGCTTATAAAGGGACTTGCGCACCCAGGATGATTCCTGCATGGACTTCTCGGCGGTGCCGAAATAAAGGTCCTTAGCGATGCTGTCGGTGGGTGCAGACTTTGGATAAGGCTTGTCTTTGGGTTCTTGTTCTTCGGGCTTAGGAACATCGGTCAGGATTTCATCATCGTCTGTTGCGGGGACTTGAGCCACCTGACCAACTCCTTTGTTCTTTTATAGCAGTATCTTCTCGGCTATGTTGTCGTACAAATCAAATCGACCATGCTTAATAGCCATCTGAAGCGCGATGGAGGTTGCGATAACGGCGTCATCATTCTCCCCGTCCTCGGCCTCGATCTTTCCGCCATTATCAATGAGCGTCAAGCATTCGTAAAGTATTGCCTTAGAGTTCAGGACAATTTGTCGCTCCTCAACCGCCTCGATAAACGTATCCAGCATCACAGGTCTAGAAACTGAATTAGTTTTCCAGCCTAACATCTGGTCCTTTGGGTCCTTATAAAGGTTCGGGTAGCTGTGCATCTCATCAAGGGCCAGCAGCACTGCGTGACCATGGTTGTTACGCTCGACTGCCACCAGCGGGTGACTGCCACCACCTTTCTGATACCTGTCCGCAAGCTCGCATATTCCGGTGGCAAACTCGGCGGGCTTTACGCGGTTTGATCTGTAGATGGCCACCACCTCAAGGCTTTGGGAATCCAGCATCACCGCTACTGAGTAGTCCTTATTCACCCCTTCTGCCGTATCAGCACCGATCACATAAAGGCGTCTGGGATCAAAGGGCTTGTAGATTTCTACCGCAGTAGACTTCTCTAATGGCTCAGGTGCGTTATTGATCATCTCCTGAATGATGGTGAGGTCGAACGGAGCTCCACCACTGGCGAGGAAACAAGTGACATCATCCTCTGGGTACTCCTGAATGAACAGGTCCTTAAGGTCGTTCTGCTTAAAACGCCTGAAGGCAATCTGACCTGGCGTGATGTCCACCCCATAAAGACGCTTGGCCTTATGCGTAAACTCTATTTCTTCAGGGGTGAGCTGCTTCACGGTGGACGGGTCTAGTTGATACTGCGGGTCAACGTACCAGGGAAAGAACATCTTCTCATAGAACGGGTCTGGGTCTACCCAGGAGCGATAGAAGTGATTGCCCATGCCGTTGGGGGTAGTCTCAATGGTCACGATGCCGGTCTTGATGGGAACAGTTTCAAGCGTGGCCTTGATACGGTTCTTGTCAGCGAAGGCTGCCTCTGACACATGCAGTCTATGGATCGTACCGCCGCGCACTTCAAGGTCTGCATAGATGCGGGAGTTGAGGTCTGGGAAAATCATCTCGAATTTGGATCCCCCACCACGATCAAGGCGGGGCTTTAAGTTATCGGCCAAGAACTTGTAAGCACCCTTGGCGATATCGAATAGCGTTTCAAGCCCATCGGAGTCATGCGCCAGGATGCAGGCTACGCGGTTGCGGTGAAAGAATACATCGTCACAGGCTTTAAGGATCTCATTCGTTGACACCCCGCCCTGACGGTACTTTAGGATGCGCTTCCTGAGCGAACTCGAGTTATTAAGCCTGCGCTGTATCCCGTTCTCGCGGAACTTAACCAGCCGCCCCTGCTTGTTTACTATGGAATACAAATGATTTAAGCGCCAACGCGGGTCAGCAATCTTCTGGATCTTCTCCTGGGTCAGATTCATACTGCTCAATTATCCCCACAATGCTGGCGTTCAGGTTAACAGTGCCTTCAACCTTGGCGTCTACGTCCACCTTCTCGCGCCAGTTGTGCCGGTTCTTCATGTTGATGTTCCAGGCCGCCTGGTTAAACCCTGGCAACTGACCGGCAGTGCCCGCGTTCCCGAGCTTCTCCCAGAACAATAAATTGGCCTGAGCTCCTAGCCGCTTGGCGTCGGAAAAGGCTTTGAACTTTTCCGTCCAAGCATAGAGTGTATCGCGATCAACGCCCACCACACCGCCGAAGGACTCAAAGCTTAGGCCCTGTTTTCCCATGTGGTCGATGAGCATTTGGCAGTACTCGCTACGGTACTTCGTCGGCCTCCCGCCCCATGCTCCTGTCTTACGGGGATCATGCTTTGGCTTATCTGCCATGCGTCAACTCCTATTGTCCGATGTCCATAAAGGCCTGGGCTTTGGGCAGCTCTACTTCGCCCTGCGGCAACTTATCGGGTGATTTAAGGCCGCGATAAAATCGGTTCATGCAGTGGGCATCAAGGAGCCACTTGCCTAAGATGGTGTGCTTTAGAAACCCGATGAAGGCTTCCATGTCCTTAGGGAAGCAGTGGCCACCATAGCCTTTCTTTCCATCAGGGCCTGGCACCTGGGTATGCTGGCGGTTGATGTGCCCTGAGGCCAATATGCCTTGTAGGACGCGATCGTAGGAGAGTCCACGGGCGGAGCATTGCTCATAGATGCCGTTAAAGAAGGTGACCTTGGTGGCGCCAAAGCAGTTGTGAGCGTACTTGGCCATCTCACACTCTGCGTTAAGCATTGGAATTCTAGCGTGCTCTGGGAACAGCTCTGACATGATGCGGTGTCCTTGTTTGCCGTAGATGACTGGGAGGCTTGCGGTATCTCTATCGGCGTTACGTTCGGTGAGGAACTCTGGGCAGGAGATGATGTTGACGTTATAGATTTGAGACAGGTTATCTGCGGTGCCCGGCAGGACGGTGGACTTAAGGAAGATCGGCGTGGTTGAGTGCTGGTGCTCTTTTAAGATCCCCTCAACGATTGAGAAGTCGAGCTTGAAGTGCTTGGTCGGGACCGGCACACAGATGAAGATGCAGTCCGGCTTATCTACCCAGGTTTCGTTTAATCCCAGGCCCGGGTCTATTCTTGAAACCTCGTGACCTCTGGCGTTAAGGTATCGGTATAAGGCACCGCCAACAACTCCTAATCCATAGATTCTGACCTTCATTATTCATCCCCTCCGTAGAGCATATCATTTAACCCAGCCTCAAGGTTGTACTGTGGGCGCCAGCCTAGTTCCTTAAGCAGGAAGTTATTCGAGAGCGAGTTCAGCACGTCCCCTGGTCGGGCTTCTATTATGTCCCAGGTGAACTTACGCTCTGGGAGCAGGCGCGTTAAGATAGCGAGTAAGTCTTGAAGTGAGCGGGCCTCGCCGAAGCCGACATCAAACACCCCGCTTGCATCCTCCCTGAGTACGGTTTCAATGGCCGAGCACACGTCCTTAACGTAGGTAAAGTCCCTGGTCTGAGTACCAGGGGCGTGAAGCTTTATCGGGTCGCCTGAAAGGAGCTTTGGAATCACCGCAGCATAAGGGGAGTCTGCCCGCTGTCTGTTTCCGTAGACGTTAAAGAACCTAAGGCCCGTACATAGAAGGCCGTAATGCTTTGAGAATTGTCTGACGTACATCTCGTTGATGAGCTTTGAGAGCGCGTAAGGGGATTGGGGGTCTATCGCCCCTTGAGTGCCGCCTGTGATACTTGATGAGGAGGCGTAGATTAATCGCTTACATCTGGAGCCTTTCATCGCCACCAGGAGCCGGTGAAACTTCTCGACGTTGTGCTCGAAGGTGAGCTCTGGGTGGTTG